AATAACGAATCAATTGCTGAGATGGGTGCGGCACTGAGCGGACTTAAAAACTCAATCGCCGTTGCTATTGTGCCGGAGCTTGAAGACTTGGCTGAAGGCTTCAGCGATTTGCTACGCCGAAAACAAGGAGTGGATTGTCGATGGCGTGGAGGCAACTGTAGAGCTTGTCGTCGATTTGGTTGACGCGCTCAAAAGACTGGCACCTTTTATCCTGACTGCTGGCGCGGCGTTTGGGATAGCGACAATCGGCACATCCGGCTTTGTAAAAGCGCTTCGTTTCCTAATATCTCCTCCCGTTTTAATTGCCGCCGGGATTTTAGCTATCGCACTTGTGCTCGATGATTTGATAGTCGCGTTTCAGGGTGGAAATTCGGTTATCGCCAATTTCTTTGAGGAATTTTTCGGCTGGGATATTCAGCCGCTATTAATTGGTATCGTTGACGGATTCAAGGCAGCGTTTGCAACAGTGACTAACCTTGTTACTGGAGTGTTTAGCGGAATTGTAAAAATATTCTCAGGAATTGGTGATATTCTGTCCGGTAATTTTGCGGAGGGTTTTGATAAAATTGGCGAAGGCTTCATGGAAACAATCGACTCGTGGGCTGAAGCATTCAGAAGCGTATTTGGTAAAATTGGCGAAGGCTTCATGGAAATAATCGACTTGTGGGCCGAAGGATTTAGGAGTATTTTTGGGGGAGTGTTCGATTGGCTGAAGCAAAAGGCTTTGGACATCCTGCCGGACTGGGTCGTAAAACTTATCGGCGGAGCCGGCGATGCGGTATCAGCCGCTGCGGGTATAGCGGGCGACGTGGGCAACTGGGTCGGTGGGCTTTTCGGCGGCGAAGACATGATAGCAAAGTCTCAAGCCATGCAACCAGGCGGAGCAGTAACAAACGTCGGTGGCGCATCGAGCCGCGTGGAGCAGACCGTGAATATGGAAATCCGCACGTCTGACCCCGAGCGTGCAGGTAAGGCCGCGTCTGACGGAATGCAACGGCAGTTAGATGATGCCAAAACCCAAAGCCGCAGAGGGGGCATGTAATGGCGATAATCGGAGACTTGACGGACTACGCAAAAAACACCAGCGGCATCCGTGACTACATTAACGGGCAGTATGAGCACGACGGCAAGGACGGCGAAGAGGTCGGCATTGGCGGCTTTACGGCCTTTGCGCAGATAAGCGAAAAATTCAAGCGCAGCGCATCCGTCCCGGTCACATATCTTGAAAACGGAACCCACGTTAATGACCACATCATTCGCGAGCCAAAAACCATAAGCATCGAGGGCAATGTCTCTGACCTTTTTGTGCTGCCAAGCGCACCGGTCTCGATATTGCGGGAAGCTCAAGCGCAGATCGGAAAAATCACGCAGTATGCACCCGCCAGAACTCAAGCACAGTTAAGCCGTGTTTCAGGTTTGGTCAATGACTTCACGAGCGCAATGGATAAAGCCGATGCGCTAATCTCATCGGCACAGGGTGCGGCAAAATATCTCGGCAATCAGGATACAGAGACGACAAGCAATATCGAGAGATTTCTTGACGCAATGAAAGGATTGCAGTCATCTGACAAGAGAATAAAGATAAGTTCTTCTTTGGGGTCATTTGCGAATATGTATATTACATCTCTTGAAGTCACTCGCGACAATCAAAACCGAGCGATCAGTTTTAACCTCGAAGCGCAAGAGATCAGAACGGCTGATACCTTTTCAATGGCAACCAGCGCCGCTCAGAACGCATCCATTGCCGCTCAGAACGCAGCCATTGCCACGGCTGGGCAGACAGACGGGGAAACTGACAAAGGGACGCAGGAAGGTGAGGAAGTGAGCACGAAAGAATCTTTTCTCTTTAGCCTTTTCGGAGGAGGGTAAAATGAGACGACTGCAAAACATAACAGATGAGCCTATCCAGCGCCATACGATCCTTTTTGAAAAGTCGGAGATCATTTTTACATTGAGATTCTATCCGCGCACACAAATATGGATGTTTGATGCTGAGTTTGGAAATAAGCAGGTGTTCGGTCTGAAGTTATCCGTAGGCGTGTTGCACATGATAAGCCAAAACCAGCCATTTGATTTTGTCTGTGTTGACCGCAGCGGAAACGGGATTGATCCATTCACGCGGCAGGACTTCAGCGGCGGACGCTGTAATATTTACATGCTGGAGGCGGCGGATATGGAGCAAATCCGTGGCGTGGAGGTGCAGTTCTGATGACCACTCCAAGATTTAGCCGGAAGTATGTTTTAGTCATCACCGCCGATGGCCGGAATGTGTTAATAAAACCACCGATGCAGATTGTCTTTGAAGCGACAAAATCAATCCATGGCGGTCTGAATAAAATGAACATACAAATAACAAACCTATCTGAGAATAAACGCCTGTCGCTTGTCAAAGATGCCGAGCAGCGGAAGATAATGCCTATCGGTCTATCAGTGGGCTATCAGGATCGTATCGAGCTAATATTCAAAGGCACCGTCCACACCGGCAGTAACTCACGACAAGGCCCTGACCTTTTAACATCCCTCGAATGTCTGGATGGTGGGGAAGATTTCCTGCACAGCTTTACGGCCCGCACGGTCGAGGGTGGGCGCAGGGCGATAGATGCCGCTTTGGAAGATATGCCAAATACCGAAACCGGAAAAATAACGGATCGACCAGTGCTCACCCGGCCCAAAGTTCTGGTCGGCAACAGTGCCCGTTTAATCGATGACATGGTAGGGCCGGGCGAAACGTGGTACATTGACAATGAGCAGCTTTTTGTTATCAAAGATACTGAGGTTACGAGCGGGCTAAAACCGGTTGTGAGTGCCGAAACTGGCCTGATAAGTACACCCACACGGGACAGCAGTCTGGTGACTTTTGAAACGCTGATGAATCCGACTGTAAAAATCGGAGGGCTTGCGAGCCTCAAGAGCGCCACAGCCCCACACTTGGACGGGATATACCGCATTGAAACAATATCATACAGCGGGGACAATTACGGAGACGCATGGACGCAGACATGCACCGGCACCCTGGCCGCGGAGGCTAAATCGATATGAAGGAAAAACTCCGATTAACCGATATAATAGCTGATGCAATCGGCGAGGCACTGTCGAATTTGCACACTGCTACCATTGCCAAAGTCACGGCGGTGCAAGAGAAAACGATCAGCGTGCAGCCAGTGATTAACCGTGTGGTTGACGGCAAGTCGATAACACTTCCACAATTTACAAAAGTACCACCTCTTTTTATGCAGGGGGGTGGGAGTTATACCGCGCACCCTATAGCCGTGGGCGATTATTGCCTTTTGATTTTGACCGAGAGATGCTTTGATCGATGGTATTCCGGGTCAGATTTCCAAGACCCGGCAGAGTTTCGGATGCACGACTACAGCGACGGAATTGCCATTGTCGGCATCAACCCGACAGCCGGGGCGCTTACCATCCCGAGCGTTATCCAGCAGACGGGAGACGCTAACGCTGACGGGGATCATACCCACCAGGGGGACCGGACGCAGACGGGGAACCAGACGATAATCGGAGATTTACATGTAGACGGTAACGTAACGGTTACAGGAAATATAACATGCCTGGGAACAATCGCAGCGGGTAATTATACCGGATTGGCTGGTGGTGCGATGACGGCTAGCGTATCTATAGAGACTACAGCTGATGTTGTTGCCAGTGGCATCAGCCTTAGCACTCACACCCACCCGGGAGATAGCGGCGGGACAACAGGAGGGCCACAGTAATGAGAGTTTCAGGACTAGACAGCAACCGTGATTGGAGATTTGGCAAGGGTCGAGCTGTTTATAAACGCAACGCGGATGCCATTGCACAAAATATCCTCACGCGTCTGAGGTCGTTCCTCGGAGACTGGTATCTTGACACCGAGATCGGTATCGATTGGCTAACCCTCCTCGGCAATCTCGGCACCGAAAAGCGGATACTTCGATCCGTTGAATCTACTGTCATGCAGACCGAGGGAGTCCTGTCAATCCAGGAACTTAAAATCATTGGACGCGACAGCGACCGAGGTGTTACAATCCGCATCAGATATACAGACGTTTTCGGCGCGTCTAACCCTCAGACACTGGAGTTCACAGCATGACGCTTCCAAAATTCACACCAGACGGAATACAGGTTCAGACTTTTCAGGAAATTTATGACGAGCTGGCGGCTGGCTACCGGTCTATTTATGGCGAAGACATCAACCTTGACCCCGACAGCCCAGATGGCCAGAGGGTAGCAATCGAGGCGCAACTTGTTCTTGATGCTCAATCATTCGGAGCACTTGAATACAACCAACGCGATCCTGATTTTGCACTCGGCCAGTCTCTAAACTCAATTATTAAATTGGCCGGTATTTCCCGCAGGCCCGCAACAAGATCGCAAGTTGATGTTGAAGTGACGACCGATAGACCGCTTACGCTTCCTCCGGATTATGCCGTCGAAGATGATTTAGGGCAGGCATGGACTACGCTCAATACTATCGATATCCCGCCAGGCGAAACAACTGTAACACTTTTTGCGGAAGATTTTGGGGCAGTTGAGGCTGACCCTACCACAGTAGTCAACCCTGTAACGGTGGTTATCGGGGTGCTGTCGGTCACAAACCCCCTGGCTGCCGTGGTTGGCATCGACGAGGAAACTGATCAAGAGCTTCGCGTTCGGAGAAATAGATCACTCGAAACCCCGCAGTCATCAAGCACCGGAAGGATGTTCACGGCTCTGGCAAACCTGCCAAACGTCACCGATGTGGCCGTGTACGAAAACGACACGGATGTCACAGACGCAGACGACATCCCGGCGCACAGCTTGTGGATAGTGGTTGAGGGCGGCGCGGTGGCGGATATTGTTGAGACGATGACTAAAAACAAAACTGGCGGCAAGGGGATGGTCGGCGCGGTAACTGGTACCTTTAACGAATCAGTTCTGAGGCCAGACGGATCAACTTTTACCATTGTGCATGACATGACATTCGATCGCCCTGTTGATGTGCCCGTTCTTGTGCGCCTGGATGCTACTTTTGTAGATGATAGTCTGCCCATCGACGACGAGAGTATCAGACAGGAAATCGCGAAACAGGAGTTCAGCATAGGCATCAATCTGAAAACTAATGCTTTATACGGCCTTGCTTTTAACTCAGGCGAAAACTTCTTTCCTACCAACCTTGAAATCAGCAGGGACGACGGGACAACGTGGACTGGCGGGATTTTATTGGCAGCGTTGAATGAAAAATTCAGCATTGATTCCGATGATGTGACTGTTACGGAGGTTATCCCGTCGTGACCTTTGAATCTGAATACATCAACCTCCTAATAAAACAATATTGGGAGAAGCCCAAAGCTTACGCCGAGATAGCAATGAAAGCGTCGTCTTGGAGAAGGTCTTTCGTTTGGCTGTCATCTTTTGAAAATGCGTTTGACCTTGACTCCGCAACCGGAGATCGGCTTGATATTATAGGTCGCATTGTTGGGATAGGAAGAGCCATCCCCTATGCAGTCCCAAAAATAGCGTTTGGATTTGATGAAAACCCAAACTCTCGCGGGTTTGATGATCTTTTTTCCCCGCTCAACGATCGCGCTCCATTCCAAGACCTATTTGAGTCTGAATCAACAGAGTTAGTTCTTGATGACAATGCGTACAGGCTATTCATCCGCGCAAAAATAAGAAAAATATATCCTCACCTTATTTGGTGTCAGACGACTCATTATCTATCCAAGACGCGGTTATTAATATTTTTGGCGGACTGGCCTATGTTACAGATAATTATGACATGACCTTGACTTTGCATGTTTCGTCAGTCTTTAGCAGCAGCAAACTTGACGCACTTTTAAAGATGTCACTTATCCCAAAACCTCAAGGGGTCCGGTACATTACAGTAAACGAATAGCCAAAGGAGAATTAAAAAATGTCAAAGATAACCAGATATACCGGCAACTTAAAAGCGTTTGCCAGCGAAGCCACCGGAACCGAACGCACAATTTTTGGGGATACTGCGCAGTCTGATTCTTTGGACGCAAATATTACACTGGACCTGTTGCGCGGCTGGGGGGTCATTGGCGTTGAGTCAAATCCTACAAAACAGCATTTCAACGGTCTGGGTTTTACTCTGGGACAGTTGATTGCGTACCTGCATCAGCAAGGAGTCCCGGAATGGAACGCGGCTCAAGAGTATTACGCCGGGTCTGTGGTCACTACGCTGGCCGGAATATACCGTTTGAAGTCTGGCGGCGACGGAAGTTATGACCCCGATACTGAGGGCGGGGTCAACTGGGAGCTGATACCAACGCAAGCGAAAGTGGACGCTAAAGCTGATCAAGCCACAACCTACACCGAGACGGAGGTTAACAACCTACTTGACGACAAGGCGGACAAGGCCACGACCTACACCGAGACGGAGGTTAACAACCTACTTGACGCTAAAGCAGACCAAGCCACGACCTACACCGAGACAGAAGTTGACGGGCTGCTTAACGCCAAAGCCGACCAAGCCACGACCTACACCGAGACGGAAGTTGATGACCTGCTCGACGACAAAGCCGCTATCTCCGGGCAGACTTTTTCAGGCGACGTATCAGCCCCCAACCTAAGCGGAACGAATACGGGGGACGGAGCACTAGCAATTGGTGTCGGGCAGACGTGGCAAGATGTTACATCTTCAAGGTCGTCTGGCGTTACATACACGAACTCCACGAGCAAACCTATTACCGCAGCCGTAAGTGTAAGAGACTCTGGCGGGGGCGATCCCGCTAATGCTTTTGTTGGTGCAACTAGAGTAATTTACAACTATAACGTGGACGATCACGGGGAATCCTTTACTTTTATTATTCCTGCTGGGAGCACATACAGGTGTGATTATGGCGCTAACCCCCTTCAGTCTTGGGTTGAACTTCGATAAAGGAACAAATTATGAAACATTACAAAGACGAATCAAACAACCTCTACGCCTACGAGTCAGATGGCTCACAGGACGCTTTCATCAAAGAAGGCTTAGTTCCGATCAGCGATGAAGACTTGGCGGCTATGATGGCGGCTATGATGGCGCCCACGACTGAGCAACTCCTTAGCCAACTAACAGCCGCCCGCAAAGAGCAGGAGCGGCTAGGGCGTAACAATCAACGGCATCCGCTACGCAGGCGACCCCGGCAACCGCCAGGCGCTGCAAGAGGCAATCGCTTTTATGGATTATGCTGGGCGAACGGAGTTTGAAAGCTGGAAAGACTCAGACAATCAGTTTCACGCAAGTCACCCGCTCGTTGATGTTGTAGATGCTTACCAGGTCATAGGAGCCCGCCGCGCGGAGCTCATCGCAGCCGAGGGTGAGTACGCTGCACGGATCACCGGCGGCACATTTACTGATCTGAGCTTGGTAACATGGCCATGAGTACCGGGCTCTGCGCGGTTGAGTTGTTTGCCGGTGCGGGGGGGCTGAGTATCGGGCTGGAACGCGCGGGCTTCAGCGTGGTTATGGCAAATGAAATTGAAAAGGATTTTGCCGCTTCTTTTTCAATGAACCACCCGAACGCGTTAATGCTGAACCGGGATATCCATGAAATTGATTTCGCGTATGAAGCCGCACAATGCGGCCATACCGATATCACGCTTGTTTCAGGGGGGCCTCCCTGCCAGGGGTTCAGCACCGTAGGCTCCAAAAACCGTAAGGATCCTCGGAACAGTCTTTTTTACGAGTATCTTCGGGCTGTTGCGGAGCTGAACCCATCATATGTCATTTTTGAAAATGTGTTAGGGTTCAAGAAAATGTATGATGGAGAAGCCTTCAATACATTGACCCGCGAGCTGAAGGATCTTGGCTATGATTTTGTTTCCTCCATTCTTGAGGCTTCAGATTACGGGTTGCCTCAAAAAAGGCAGCGGACAATCATTGTTGGTTGGAAGGCTCACCTAAATCCGGTTCTTCTTCCTCTGCCAACCCATACGGCAACACCTGATTTTTCTGGCGGTTCCCCTAAAAGATCATTGATGGATGCACTCTCTGATCTTCCGCCTATAGAGGCAAATGATTCTGCTTCATGTTATGCGGCTTTACCGCTCAATGATTACCAGCAAAAAATGCGGGGAGATGAATCGGTATTGACGGAGCACAACAGCTCAAATTATGGGGAGAAAATGAAGGAGATACTTTCACTTATTCCGCAGGGCGGGACCGTAGATGACCTGCCTTTTCGTCTTAGGCCAAAGAGTTATTTCGGGAACACATACGCCAGGCTTCTTCCTGATGTGCCTTCCCCAACAATTACACGGAACTTTAATACACCGTCATC